ATTGAACCAGCTACCCGATCCGTACGTAATCACATTCTTGTACCCGTGACTAATCAGATACCGAAGGAATACGTTAACTTGGCTGGTCGTGGAATATGGTAAGTCGGATGCTTCAACATCGATTGCAAGTACCGTGGACTTATCTAAGCCCATCTTCTTCACCCATGATAGAAAGTATTGAGCTTCAGCTGTTCCCCGACCATGGAAGAAGTGGTAAACCCCAACGGTATCAAACACCTTGAATCCATTAGCAATCTGATTGCCAGCCTTGGGACTGAGATAACCAGTTCCTTCTGTTAGCTTGACCATAATCCCATCAGCGCCCCAACCTTTGAGTTGTTTCATGTAAGCCAGGGAATCAGATTGGTATGATGACAGGTCAACAATCTTTTTAGTCATTGTCGTCAGTCCCTTCTGATGGGGTAATGACCTCCGTTGGTGCCGGGGTAACTACTGGGGCATGATTATCCCCACCGGCTGCCTTGTACGTTTGGTAAGCCTTCTCAACCAATCCTGAGATAGTTTGAACATCTAAATCAAAGCCATTGGCCGTTAATTGAGCGTTGACGAAGCGGATTGCTTCCTTCTTACGATCAGACTTAGATAAGCCAGCCATGACTGCCATTTCTGGCACAATCGTATTCGCCAAGTTTAATCCCAATTCTAATCCTTGCTTGACGTGGATATTCTTTTCAGTCTGTACCTTGTGAGTTAATAGTGGTTTTACCAACTTGTACACAGCGGGAATTAACACCATTAAGAAGGCGACTACACCCGCATTATTAAGCCAATTGAACACATCTGTAATTTCTTTGAACATAATATTCCTCCAATTTTGCGTAAATTAAAAGCACTGACTAACTGGCTGAGTAGAAGCTAGTTAGTGGTGCTTGTGGTCGTTGCTTGAGTTGTTGGCACTACATATGTTTTGCCAGTGATCTGCTTGTATTGATCGGAATTAATGAATCCGTTTTCGACATACCATTCAATATTTGGATCCAAGTAACCGAGTCCGTAGAAAAATGAAATTGTATCAAAGTCCACTATGATTACCTCCTAATTAGTTGCATCTGCATCGGTGCTTTTAGCAGCCACTTGTAATTGCGCCAGTTGGCCGCCAATTTTTGCCATTGCCTTATTAGCTTCGTCAACCGTTACTTTTAGCTGTGCTTGGGAACCACCAATTTTAGCGGCCGCCTGAGCGGTCTGGTCTAGGAGCTTTTTGTACTGAATATTTTGGTCACTGATGGTGTCAACCTGTTTAAGCACCTGGGTGTGCGGGTCATAAGTTACTTCGGCGTCTGGATCATCCACACACAACATTTGTGGCTTGCCGTCAGAGCCTATGATTTGTTTGCCATTATTATCTAGGGCCGGCGTTTGTTTCATCTTGACCATCTTCCAGCCGATATACTCGTCCGCCCCATAAGGCACCGGATCTAAGGCATATACGGCATAGCCAGCCGGCTTATCATCCGGTGCGATTGCGTAAATTGTTTTCATGCTTGATAATCTCCTTTGCTTTTTTGATTAAACTTACAAAGCCTTCTTAAGGAGGCGGGAGCCGATAGTGGAGTCCACGTAAGACGACGAGCCGTCGCCGTACCAGAACCAAAGACCGGAGTAGCCAGCGCCCCAATTCCAGCTGCCACCAGTGTAGACCACATGGTTACCACTGCTAGTAACATAGCTATCGTCATGATAGTAAGTGTTGTATCGGTCGTTGTTAGCGGAAGTAGGAGCCTCCACACTTGGATGATCTTTATCAAATCCAAGACCGGTAATGTTTGAACCTATTGGTTGTAATGAATAATTGAGCTTGTAATAGGGACTTGCGAACATGTCTGACGCATACTTGGTTGCATCATCACACGAGTATAGAGACAAGTTATTAATGTTTAAGCCGTCTGTCCACATTGCCAAGTTGCCATAGAGATTTTCAATCCCGCGGTAAGTCATTGATCCATAGCCATTACTATGGTTAACGTTGCCGGATGATCCCTTAATACCGTCAGCGGCGCCAGCGACTTCTGCTCCAGACAGTACGTCATCAGCAACCCCCTTCATAATTGACTGGGAATCTAGCGTGGCAAATTCTATTGTAAACAGAGTTTGTAGCGCGTCTAGTGTGTGCACATCCCACAAGTGATAACCCTTCTTACCATCTGTGTTATTAGCAACCGCTGAACTTCTTAGCTGAACAATGGTTTGGCTAGTCGTTGGCGTAGCTCCAGTTTTTGACTGTAATTTGCCTGAAATAATCGACCCTTCGTATCGGGAAACATCGACATAGTCTAGCTCTTTCTTATTGTCAAAATCATAGAAACAGTTTGGGAGATACCAGTCATCGCCTTGCTTAACCAGCGAAACTTGCCAAGTGCTTAATGGTTTATTTTGGGTTTTACGGATGTAGAATTTTGGTAAGCGAACAAACGCGTTGCCATACGAATCGGTGACGGTTTTGTCCATCAATCCCCATGGACCACGAGTATCAAAGTCGTTTTGAGCGCCATTGATACCAGCTTTTAGGCCCACCGCAGAATCGGTCCGCTGTAAGGCCCCAGATGATGAGCCATCCCAACTAACGCCGTAAATGTTACCGTCCACGGTTGGCAACGGGTCACTGACCGTAAAGTAGTCGCTCGACCCAACTGCATTTTCAGCATTAACGCGGAACAAGTAATCGTTTCCAGCTTCAATGCCATCAGTAACCGTCCCAGTAAGGCTATCAGGATTTAATGCGACTTTCGTCCAGTCCGTGCCACCTTGCTTTTGATACTCCAGGCTGTATCCGATGATTTCAGAGCCACCATCACTTTCTGGTGCCGTGACCGTGTAGTCGAAGCCTTTTTTGCTAACATCGTACTCAGCTGTCAGTGACGGGATTCCTGGTGCCTTCGCTGTTAGACTCCATTTCCATGTGGTTGTAGTACCGTTATAAGTGAAGCTCCACATCGCCCCGTCTGGGCCGATCCCGTAGCCAGTAACTAAGCCGTCAAAATCGCAGAAATATTCTCCAATAAGCGAATGGCCAGTTGGATTATTTTTAGCGTCAATGTCAACTAAGAGCTTGCCGGTATCTTTGGTGCCGATAATTGATTTCAGTTTGGTATCCACGTCTTCCCCACTAGCAATCACAAACTTAGCGGAGCCATCGTCACCAGTTAATTTGTGTTTTTGCCAGTTAGAAGTATCAGTAGTATGGACAACTTTGCTATCGTCAGCTTTGGTTGCAAGCTGTTGCTGTGTTGCATAATTACTTAGGTCCACTTGCGTGCCATCTTTACCGGCTGGTCCTTGAGGCCCCTGTGGACCGGTTGCTCCATCTTTTCCATCCTTACCGGCTGGTCCTTGAATCTGTCCACAATCCTTCCACGCGTTATTCGTCCAGATATACAGTTCTTCGGCAACTAAGTAACCATCGCCTTCACTAGCCGTTGCTGGAAGCTGGTAAGTAGTGTCAGCCTTACCTTTAATCTCTAGTCCTTGTCCGGTATCACCTTTCGGGCCTTGAATACCTTGGTCACCTTTGTCACCTTTATCACCCTTCGGCCCTTGAGGTCCAGTATCACCAGTTGCACCCGTATCCCCTTTCGGCCCTTGAATTCCTTGTGGGCCCTGAATTCCTTGTGGCCCTTGCAATGTGGCGACTTTGTTAGTTAAGTCAGTCTTAAGCTGATCAAATTCCTGTTGGAAAGTATCAAGACTCATAACCGGAATAACATCTCCAGAATCACTCATAACATTTTCGGTAATCGTGAATCCTTGTGGGTCATCGCTTGGGAAGATGGCGTTGTACGTAGTCGTAGCAGTAGTCGTTGAGGTGGTTGAACCGTCATCGGTTAAGCCCTCTTGACTACCAGGTGTTACTAGGCTGGACAAGGTCACCCAAACTTCAATGGTGTAATCATCGGGTACCAGGGCATTCATGACCTCAGCGTCAACTGGCATGGTAATCAATCCGGCTAATGGCTGCTTAATCGTAGCCATATCAATCGACTTAGTGAATACATAACCGGTGTCATTAGCAACCTTTACATCAATGTCCGTTGCATTAGTTAAGTCGAATGCTGAACCGTCTTGGGTAATCGCCAAATTGAACGATGCTGTGGTATCGAGGTATTTTACCTCATTGTTACCATCGGTAAAGTACAGTTCTTTACTCACTTGCACCGCCTCCTAGGGCATTCGTGGATTCAGTTTTTAACCGGGTTAGTACCAATCGCTTAAACCCAGCCCACATATCTTCCTTGGTTGACCCAGAGAAGGCTGTAGAAGCTTCATCAGCCGTTGCATCGAAGTTACCGTAGGCTTGGTGATTGGTACCACTAAAAACGACCGTGTAGACAACGTGAGTGGTGTTATCTGAGTTCTGCTTGACATCTAAACTAGTAATCATTGAGCATTCTTCCTTTCTAATTGAGTGATCCGGTAGCTGAGTTCATCTATCCGCTGATTGGACTTCTTTAAGGCTGCCAATAAGATGGAAATGGTATTGGACTCGTTTAAGAAGTAATTCCCATTCTCATCAGTGCTAATCATATCGTTGGCAATACTTGCAGTTTTATCTCCAACCTCATTAACGTCATCAATAATCGGGCCAATATGCTGGGAGTCAGCGGAGTTATCGGAATCCTTGTACTTCCATTTTTTAACATCGGTGTTCATAACAGCAGATAAGGCTTCATCTGGTGAATAATCTGTCACATCTCGTTTAGCAGATAAGGCTGACTTCAACTTTGTACCGTTGGAATAAACATCAGCGGCATGGATATCTGTTACACTTCCACCTCCACCTTGCTTTTCAAGGTATAAGGCACCACTATCATCACACGCTATGGTGTGCCCTTTAATTGATAATCCTTTGCTATTAATTCCGTTTGAAACGTCTAGGGTGATAACTCCAGTGTTACCTTCGTTAAGCGTAATCATGCCACCGTAGATATCCGTTGTATACCCATCAATTATGTTACTGGCTTCAAAGCCAGAATTACTCATCGTGAATTTATCTATCCCTGAATCAATGGTAATCGTGCCACCATTGATGGTACTTCCAGATATGTTGACGCCATTAATATTCCCGGCTTGAACGTTACCTAAATTGGCTGATAAGGCTGACAGATATTCAACCGCAAGACTAGTTACGTCCCACTTCTTAAGTGTCCAGCTACCACCAGAATAAAAGTACATTGATGTAGCAGAATTTCCGCTCATAACCACCCACATATCGCCGTCATTATGCTCTTTACCATCATCAAATGGTGTGCTAGTTGATTCGGTAATCGTGCCATCAAGGGACGTCTTGAGGTCTTTAATCTTTTCAGCTAAATCACCAGCACTCGTTGAAGCGTCTTGGGCTAACTTGGTGGCTTCATTAATGTCGACTGAACCCGTTGCAATAATCATCCTTCGACCACCTCCTGATAAGTCTCACCATCATCAATATTGAAAGCAGAATCGTCATCACTGGCACTATCTGAGTCGTCAGTATCATCAGGGATTACCACAGGTTGTTCTACCTCGGTATTTTCTCCCTCATCTTCAGCTGGGTAAGTGACGGCTAAGTCCTTGCTATCATCACGGATACCAATTGGAATTGACCATAATCCCGAGTGACTAATCATGACAGTATGAGCCGTGTCTCGGTACTCGCTGACGTTGAATCCAATTATTAGCTGGTCATGAGCCAAGTCCGGGTATACCCCTTCTGGTTCAAAATGGCCACCGTACTCAATCGGTACAGACAGCTGAATATCCTGTGAAGGCTCAATCTGGTAATTAAAAATGACTGACTGAGTAATGAGATTGATACACATTACTAGTCGGTCATCCTTGTTGTTGACGTCCCCAGCGGTAAAGAAGGCGTATGGGTAGGCAATTGAATTGGCTTGTATCGTGTTGTATTTTCCATTGTTAGTCACACCCGAGGGTACCGGATTCCAGCCAAAGTCTTGTAACTTGAAGCGAATAGTTGGGAAATAATGGCCAGCTTTCAAATCCGAGATATTACATACTTCTACCGTGCCATCCATCTGACTCCCGATCCATAGACCATTTGTTAAATCAACGTTAGGTCTCACGTAAGTTTCCATTTCACACCATTTTGTTACCGTGCTGGAACCACTATTGATTACAGCGTGTGGGGTATATGGGAAGGTTGCTAACCATTTCTTGCCACCACTTAAATCCTTAATCTGGGAGTATATGAGGTTGTTGGCTTCATCGTAACCAAAGGAAGAGCCATGTTGACCACCTTGTACAATCATGGAATTAATTAGCTTGCCATCAGCACTCCAATGTAGGTATTGGCAATCGCTTAGATTGGACTGATTTTGCTTTCCTTTGTACGCATAGCTGGCAAGTACCTCACCATTACTCATTTTGTAAGAAAATTGCAATGCCCCAACGTGATTATTGCCGAACTCATCAGGGTTACCATCAGTGGTCTCCCACAGCTTGTTGAAGGTACCGTCAGCGTTGGCTCCAGTATCTATCCACATTTCTGACTCATCTTTAACGAAGGCGTCATCAATTGATACGATTAAGCTACCAACAAATGGTGGGGTAATGGTGACTTCATAGCCATCCTTAGCATGTTCTGCTTCCCAAGTCAGATTATGAGTCCCGTCTTGTTGGACGTATTCCCAGTTGAAAGCCGCCACTGATAAGAATGACGTAACATTCTCACCTTCAATGAATAACCGGGCAATTACTCGCTTACTGGTATCAGTATTCGTCCATGATTGTCCCAGTGGGGTAATTAAGCTGATACTAGCAGCATTTTGGTTCTTTTTGGCATCTTCAAACAGTTTTTTTACGTGGTCATTCCACCGCTGTTCCATGTTTTTAATGAAATTGGGAGTCACGACTGTAACCGTTGAGAACTCCCCGATGACTACCTTATTTTGAGTTGGGTCACTCTCGGAAGTCGTCCGTTGAATAACTCTGGCTTGCAAAGTTAATACTGGACTCATTGTCAGGTCGATTACCTTAATGGTATCACCTAGTTGAGCGTCAAAATCACTGGTTACATCAACGGAATAATTGACCCGCGGGTGGTTATACAGTCTGAGTGTCTTCAATCCCAGCGATAGTAAGGCATCGGGTTCACTGACCGTAGAACTGGTAATACTACCTTCTAACCAAGTGTTGGCATCGTTGTTGTACAGGCTATTAGCGGCGGCATCAGTGACAAAATTACGACCACCGTTGCCCTTAGCTGTACTGATTGAGGCACCACCGGAACCATAGACATACAGTTTGGTAATCAAGGTAGTATCGACCGTTTCCCGCTTAATACTAAGCATGTTGTCACCATAAGTGATACGTCTACCAGTATTCTGTCCCCGTTGGTCGGATAATTCCAGAATGGTATCTGTCACAATCCCAGAACTATCTAATTTTACGTACCCATCAGCCTCACAATCGTAGGTCGTCAGGATTGTCTGCAATAATGTTTGGGAAGATGATTCCCCATCAATGGAAAAATCTGAAAGTAGCCCAGAAGTTGCATTATCCACCAGGGTTATCCCTGTACCCGCAATAATCCAGTTCATAGCCGCTGGCAAGGTACACTCTTTAATCTCTTTTTTTGTGGGAATTGTCTTCCCTAGTCGCCAGATTAAGAGGTTAATAGCATCGGCTGAAATAAGGTTAGTTCCAGAGGTGTTATCCATGGTCTCATCAACTGTATATATCCGGTAAACCCGCCAGCGATCATTCGCTTGGTCGTAAGCCGCTAAGTGATTTCCTACTCTCAGATATTGGGCCGCTGGACTATCTGCTACCATGGTGAGACCGGTAAAGGTATCATTCCAACTCTTAGAATTAGCGTTGGGGTCAGAGGTGTTGGCTAGACTGGCTTCAGTAATGCTATCGTTTGAGCTATTATCATCGGCAAGTTGTTGCTGAATAGTCTCACCCCAGAATATATTCGTATCAGTCGCCGTATCTAAGGTGGCGACTCGTTTGAGGTTCTTATCAAGAATGACGTACACACGTCTTAGCTCCTTTCTATTTAACCGCTGGCTTGTACTCCAACGTTATATCTGCGTTTGCTGGGTCAGGAGTGAAGTGCATCTCTTGGCTAACATCACCTTCAATTGAAGGGAAGGTAGATAGCCATGACACATACTTATCGACATTTCTACCAGCCACGGTAACCGCGTTATCAGCGGAATCTATGATAATTTCTTCACCGGCGTGGGCAATTACATGGGGAATGTCATCGGGGTCATCTGATCCATCAGAAGTGTATATTTTGAGGTCGGTTAGCGTTTCAAAGTCAGAATAATATCCAACTGGTGGTTTAACTAAATCTTCTTTGATATCGTGTTTCATGAAGGTGGCCGCCACGTTAGCCAGGGCAAAGCCAAACTTGCCCGACTTATCTAATTTCTCCTTGTGAATGTGGACTTTTCCCTCAGTATTAACTGAGTATGCTACCCCAGTCTTAGGATTGAACTCGTTAATCTCAGCTACCCAGTTGTCATAAACCTTGCCACCAATGGTCTTCTTTTGACGTTCTAAGGAGAACTCGCCAAAGAAGTTAGAATAAGCGTCAGAGTTCATGTACGTGGTCTCCATTACATAAGTCTTAATGGTTTTTGACTTGGTCCTAACCCTTGGTTTAGACACCCTGGTAGATTTACGCTTACCACCAGATTTTCTCTTGGTGACCTTCTTAGTTGCCTTCTTTTTCCTTCTCCTTCTCCTAGTTTTCTTCCTAGCAGCGGACTTGAAGGCTTCCCGTTGAAGGGTAGCTTGATACAGTCTGGCTGATTTAGCTTTGGACTTAGCTTTGGACTTAATCTTAACCTTTACCGTCTTAGTTAAATGAACCCTTACATCATGATGATTTTGTCCTTTAACTTTACGGCCACCCTCGTTGTACAAAAGGGTGAGGTACTTGCCTTTATCTGTGGTGGCATTAAATGAACTCCCCAGTTGAATGTAACCACGGGGGTACCGGCCTTGTGCATAATCAGTAATACCCATTCGTCCACATACATTGCCATTAGAGTCCAGCAGATAGCCTTCAACTTTTCCCATGGCCCGTTCATTTTCCATCCGCTTGATATGATGGAACCGCATAGATACTTTCCAATAATTACTAATCTTGGGGATACCTTGGTGAATAATAACGGGACCGTAGAAGTCCTTGTGCTTGCCAGTTGTACCCCAGTTGTAATGGCCTTTACTATCCTTGGCGACCATTAATGCTGAGGCTGTAGCGGTTGCTTTACCATCATTTTCTCCGCGGTATACCTTAATTTCTTGGGTATCCTGACCAGCTTGAAACCATGTGCTCATTGAGTTACAAGGATCGTGTACCTGCAATTCTTGGTGAGGCGTTAAGCTAGTTACATGACCGTTAGCATCGGTAACCGTTGAACCATCGTCAACATGGTACCCAACGGCCACATACTGGTCTCCCAAGGTGTAACCAAAGTAGTACAGGTCAGTTTTGGGAATGATATGAATTACCGGTTGAACAGCAGTGTTACCAGCTGGACTGATAACCTGCTCATTACTGGTAATCTTAATGTCCCGTTGAGGCAAGAATCCTCGTGGGTCAGCCAGCATGAAGGTTAGTGTAGTTGTACAGTCTTGTACCCCTTCGTTGATGAAGGTTGGGGTAGGAATGGCTGTAAAGTGACCATAATAGACAACCTCTGGCTGGTCATTGAACCGTAACGGGTACTGAGTGTCAGCATCATCATGCGTGTTAATTAAAGCCTTGGACAGATTGGTAATAATCCGGTTGTAATCGTCTCTATCAGTGGGGAACAGTGTAATCGGAATATCTATCTGCTTTTCCCCATAAGAATTACCTAAAAAAACGCCCCCATATCTACCGGGAACGTCTTGGAAGGATTCGGTTATCGTTGGGGCAATCGGCTTTGATACGTGGTTAACTAATACTTCCAAATCTTCTTCAGAATTGAAACCACCGGTTCCGTTCTCATCGAAGGCATAATCGAAAGTGTTAACATCATTAAATGCCATTATTGATATAACCCCTTCCTAGATTTTTACTTACATCTTTTTTTGTTTTTACTCGGTTATAGCCACTGTAAATAGCGTTATCAGATACGACAGCGGGTACTGGATTCTGCTGACCAGAGATTAATTCAGCCATCAATCCGATAATCTCTTTTCCTTGCTTAATAAGTTCAGATAAATCAGTTGATTGAGTTGCTTGGTTAGTGGATTGTTGTGGCTTATCCGTCTTAGCAAACTCTTTCATGGTGGTGTCCATAATCTGGTATGCTCGGGCACGTTTAGTAATATCCCAAGGCACGATTGACTCAGTCTTATTGCCTTCTGAGAGATGTGCCAGTTGGGCAACCTTTGAGATACCACCATCAGCGTACCAACCGATATTCTTCTCGTGGTTATACGCTTGTTGAATTGAGTGATAATTGCCATCATTGACGTACCATTTCATCCATTTAAGCTGGGTGATTGGATTAGTCCTCCAGTCTGAACCAGACCGGGCCATCTTAGAAGCTGGCAATGCTTGTGGTAATCCATAAGCACCACTACCAGAGTTAGTAGCTTTAGGGTTCCAGCCTGATTCCTTGGTAATGATGTAATTGTACATACCATAATCAGAGGTTGGGATACCAGCCTGTTTCAACCAGTGCATGTGGTCACCAGAAGGCTTAGCAGAACTCCCGGTAGTTGAGGAATTGTCCCCAAACATATCAGCAAGCTTGGACATAAACTTGAAGAAGCCTGAACCAACTTGGGACTTAATTCCCTTAGTATTGCCAGTACCTTTCTTTGAGGAGTCGTCACCCTTGCCACCATTCAATTGAGCAATCCGCCGTAATCCGGCAAATCCACCCATGAATCCTTTGATTGGTGCCGACTTGATTCCATCTGTGGGGTTCTCGGCATTCCACATCCGTCCAGCACCATTAGTAGAAGTGACAACGCCTACGTGGCCACTACCACCGGCACCCCAAAAGGCTAGGTCACCGGGAACAGCTTTACCCCAGCTTACTGAATGGGTTGAATTGTACTCTGGAACAGTTGTGGAACCAGATAGGGTAACCCCAATGTGCTTAAGGGCTTCATATACCAATCCGGAACAGTCATAATAGTTGGGCCCTAAGCGTCCTTTGGTTTCTGAGTACTTGTAATTAGCCCGTTTAGAAAGCTTCATGGCTTCTTCAATAAACTTTTTACGGGTACCAGATCCAGTTGCCCCACCGTCTCCATCTAAATCAACCATTGACCAGAGGGAACTCCACCAGTTACCAGCTTGCTTCTTGACGTTATTGAACATACCTTTGGTGATATCAGCAACAACGCCAGCACCAGCCTTAGTGTAATTGAACATTGAGTCCAGACTCTTAATTGGGTGAGCAATAATCTTTTCAGCAGTCGTGAAAAACTTCTTCAATCCAGCTGTTTTTTTGACTAACCAGCCAGATACATCTCCGATGCCTGAGCCAATACCACTCATAATATTTCCGAACCAATTACCGCTACCTTTGGCAAAGTGGGTAATCCCTTGCATACCCATAAATAGCTTGGTCTCAGAGGCGTTCAGAACCTCTGTACCAGCTGGTAACATGGCCTTGGTATTTCTACCCTGCACAATGCCGGATTGCCCGTTAGGCAAGAATACAGCCTCTTTATTACCCGTCTCAGGGGAATCATTGCCATCATTTAGTACCGCCATGGTAGGCTTAGTGATTGCCTTACGGGTACCCGAGAAGGCACCAGTACCAGTAGCAAAGTGTACATGACCAATATCCCCAATGGCTTTCTTTTTACCACCAAAGGTATGAATAACACCGTCAACCAGATTGATACCTGAATTAATGATGTTAATCATATCGTTCATGCCATCCTTAGCTAGACCCTTTAAGTCTTTCCACAATCCTGAGAAGATACTCTTAACGCCAGATACTAGGCTGGTCCATCCATTTTTAAAACTCTTCTTGAATGCCCCTAACCAAGTGCCCATTGAAATTCCAAATACTTTTGTGTGCTTCAAATCCTTGTTCCAGTATGAATGGAGCTTGGACCGCATGTTATTCCAATGGTTAGTCCATGAGTTTGCAAAACTCTTCTTGAAACTGTTGAAGTGGCTTCCCATTGAGCCAAAGAATGACTTGGTATTGTGAACCGAGGTATTCCAAGAATGTTTCAGGCTGGTACCAACTGCTGACCAGTGCTTATCCCAAGACTTTTTGAAGCTAGACTTAAACTTGTTCCAATTTCTGCTGATTCCATTGATACCATTCTTAACGGATTTACCAATATGGCCAGCCCATTTACCGATTGATTTACCAAGGTGGACAACGGATTTTACCGTCTTATTTACCCATTCACGGAACGGCTTGATGTGCTTGTACGCTTCATAAAATCCCGCAGCCAAAGCCCCAATAGCAACAACTGCAATACCAATTGGATTAGCATCCAAGGCTACATTGAACAACCATTGAGCGGATGTAACAAGCTTTTGAACGACCACCAAATTTTTAATTACTCCGATAGCCTCAGTAGTTGCGGCAATGAATCGAGCAATCTTCGAAACGGCTAAAACACTACCAAAGGCAACGGCAAAGGCAGCGATTGTTTTGGTGTGTTTGGAAGCAAACTCGATAATCTTAAGGAATCCACTAGCAAGTTTAGCTACGCCGCCAATTAACCAAGTGAGACCTTTCTGAGTATCCTTGTTGTTGAAGGCCTTAGTCATATCTTGAGTCGCTCTAGTAATAACAGGCAATAACTTGGTACCCATCATAATTTCTAGCTGTTGACCAGCCATTTTGAATCGCTCTACGTTCATCTTGGCGTTATCTGAGTTTCGTTTAGCTAATGTCTCAACGTATTTTCCTTTTTCTCCAGCTTTGGTAACATCATCTGTTAACTTTTTTAGTGACCCATCATACTTAGCTAACGTTTGGGCAGCTTGCATACCGGTTTGGCCGAAAATTCGCTTAAAGACATCTGCTTTATCAGCACCACCAAGCTTCTTGGTATGGTCTTCGATAATTTTGAAGATTGCTGGCAGAGACTTGAAGTTTCCTTTTGCATCTTGGAAAACTTTGGTAGACTTAATGCCAATTTCTTTCAAAGCGCCCATAGCTGCATTCGTTGGGGAAGCCAAGCTAGTAATTGTCTTACGTAGACCAGTGCCTGCCTTATCAGCTTCCATACCGTGATTAGACAACTCCCCCATTGCTGCAGAAGTCTGCTCAATTGAGAAGCCGGCATTTTTAGCCGTGTCCCCAACGTATTCCATACCTTTACCTAAGCTATGAAAGTCAGTAGCGGTAACGTCTGAAGCATACGCCAGATCATTAACGACCCGTTTTGTATTCTTCATCATTTTAGCCGTGTTATTGGTCTTCATGCCGAAGGCTTCAATCGCCTGTGAAGAAACCTTAATGACATCTTTAAAGTCGTCTCCGGAAGCCACGGAAGCTTGTAATTCTGACTTCATAACGGCGATAGCTTCGGCACCAGTATGACCACGCTTAATTAAGTCTTGATATTGCTCTGCGATTTCTTGCTGTGCTACCCCATACTTAACAGAATACTTGGCGCCATCTCGTTGCATCTTAGAAACTTGAGAAATAGCCTGACGTGCTTTCTCACCAGAAGTAACTAACAAATTTTGATTGACCTGGTACACCTTGTTTAAATTTGTGGCCTTTTTGGCACCAGCAATCGTCGCAGCACCCAAACTAGTCAAACCGGCTGCGGCCGTAATTGCGGCGCCTTTAAATGCTTGACCAATATTCGCAATCCTGTGTCTAGCTTTGGCCGCCCCATCTGACAGCTTAGCCATACTACTACTCATGGTGCCATACTTACCGGCTAATCGGCCGATCTCAGTTTTCTGTTTAGCCATTGAGGCAGTTGTTTGATTAACCCGAACAAGTTGCTTATTGTAGGCTTCACTGGCCCCACCAGAACTAGTCTTAAGCTTGGCTAACTCATTTTGCTGGATTTTCAACTGATCCGAAAGATTACGGTAGGACTCCCGTAGACCGTTAAGCTTAGCCCTACCAGCTTGGGCTTTATTTCCTTGATTCTCTAAAGCTTCTGCATAAGACTTGGAGACTGACGTGATTGACTTGTACCGTTCTTGCAAGTCAGCCAAGCCAGATTGATAATAGTCTACTGATTTTTTGGCACGGCCTTGTTGGGCAGTTAAGGACGCCATCTTATTCTCAGCATTAGCTAAATCCTTAGAAAGCCGAGCATAGTTATCACTGCCTTTAGTCGTTGAAGTATCAAGGCTTGCTTGACGCTCTTTCAACTTATCAATTTTGGCTTGTAAAGCTTGCATGGTCTTTCCAAGACCTTCATATTTAGCTTGTGCTGCACCCAAGCTATCCTTTGCAGACTTCAAACTAATCTCATTAGCTTTCCATTCATTAGTGGTTGCTTTAATAGCGTTGTTCAGAGTTTTCAGACTAGAGGCCGCTGAGACGGTATCTAGCTTAACTTCGGTTGCCATTGTGTTCGATACTTTTGCCATTTATTAATTGCCTCCTCTTAGTCTATTTACCATTGCCATAGGGTCTTCAGCACGTTTATCTTTAGGCTTTGCTTGGTTAATTCTGATCAGTTCGTAATAGTCTTCTCCGTCCAATTGAGATGGCAGTACCCCAGAATTAGCCATCATCTGTTGCTTAAAGTAGGCTTGGTCTTCTTGGGCATCTTCTAAGTCATGAATTAGAACGTTGAGGCGACCCATTACTTTTTTGGGTCTTCTTCTTCCTCATTTTCCTTGAGTGTTTCTTGCCATTGTTCATCAGACAATCCTTGAATTCGTGACAACACATAGCTGATAAAATCGGATAATTCTTCCATCGTTACGGCATTCATTACCGTGTCTAATTCTTTTTCTGACAGCTTTAAAACAGCTTGAAGGAAGCTAGTCATGGCTGTAACCGCCTTTTGAGACTGTTCCATAACTGTTAATGGGTCAGCATCTGAATCTAGTTGCATCTTGTCCATCTTCAACATCAAAATTTGAAGATTAGTGGCTTCATTGACAACCTTTACCGTGGTTTTTACTTCTGCTGATTTTTTCCTCAAGCCTAGTTTGCTGATATTAATTTTCATTTATTTTTCCTTCTTATTTTTTATTTTGCCAAAGGTAATGGCTATGTAAAAAGCCACCCCATAAGGAGTGACTTAGAATGGTTCTATGATTTTACTGTTGTTGGGTTACTTGGCTGGGGTACTACTCGCTGTGTATCCACCGAATACTTCGCTCATCATAGCTGCTTTGTCGAATTCTGTGTCAGCGCTTGTCCAGATCTTGTATGGTTGACCGTCAAAGGTATCAGCCTTCAGTGGGTCCAATCCTTGGTAAGTCAATGTGGTATTAGCATCGGTTTCAGCATTGTTATCCGTACCGTGGTTCATACCAGCTTCAATTAGTTGGCCGTTGGCAAAACCTTCATAAATATCCACACCACCATACGACCGGGAATGTACTAACATTGCAACGTGAGGCTTAGGTAGTTGACGTGTCCAGCCACCTTTGCCATCGTTAACGAATCCCTTTAACTTCTGCAAAATATCAAAGTTAATATCCAAGAATTCGAGGGCGACTTGGGGTTCCATTGAACCGTTTGATACCCGCTTAGGGCCGTCATTGGCATAACCGATTGTACCAGCAGCTTCCAGCCCGGTTACGTTAGCTTGAGTAGCACCTTCTGCGTCTCCATCTACCAAGTAGATACCAGTGGCAGAAATACCTTTTGTAGCATCTGTAATAATGGCACCTGTTGAATCAATTAAACCAAAGGTGACATCTTTAACACCATGTGTACTCATTGATTAATTACCTCTTTTTATTTTTATATTTTTAAATACAGAAAATGCGGCTGTGACTTGTTCAGTGTCTGGATCAACTACGTTAGGGTAGCGAGTAGCGATAATCCACCCATTATCATCAAGCAAGTTCATCAGTTCCAACTGTGCATCTAGTACATTGATCGAAACTGTTTTAGAAAAGAAAATCTGCACTTGAATTGACGCGCTAACTTCAGAAAAGGTGTCGTTTTTATATCCAGAAAGTGGCTCAGAAACACTAGTAATTAGCACTAGCGTCTTTGAACCACTTTTATCAACAACATTCGGTATGTTTTCTGGATATAAATCATCTATCCAGGAGGGTTTATTTGATTTGATAATCTCGTAAACTTGAGTCACCGGAAGCTTAATGAGGATCACCACCCGTCAGTTCCTTGTACTTGGCATATTCAGCAGCTAGAACCTTGTCTTTGCTTGACTGAATGGCCGTATCAATGAAGTGGTCGCCTTTAATATGCACCGTTCCATTATTGAGAAATAACGCTATTCTAGCGTGATTAATCGGATCCTTCTCAAATCCTACCGTTGAATTGCCCGTCGCATATCCATCTACATCGTGATCGTCAGCAACTACCGCGTCCGCTAAATGCTTAACATGGCTCGTGTTCCGGCCATAACGATAATGTTTAGACTTGGCAGCCTGAAAATAACTATCCCGTAGTTGATCAGCGCCAGCCTTAGTAATTACTTGTTGCTGTGCTTTATTTGGCACCTTCTTTTTAACTTGTGAAAAGTAATGCTGTAATTGCTCATCTAAACTAGCCATGCTTAGTCACCACCCGATGGCACGTGATTAGGTCAAAGCCCTCGTTTTGTAAGCCGTCATCCGCCGCAATACTATCAATCTTGTACAGATCCGATCCACGCTGAACTTGCAGCGTCTCGTTAACGGCCGGATTATGGCGAATAAAAAATACCACCGCATTAGTGATTCCAGCTCCGGCTATGGTTAATTGCTGTTGCACATTCAACGACCACTGGCCCGCCCAACAACTAAAGTCTGGTGAAAATTGTTGAATTGGCGTGCCAGTATTCGGATTAACCTCGCCAGTATCAGCATCATGACCAAAGGCGATGCGGAACGTCATTCGTGAAGGATTAATTGCTTTGACCATCAGTGATCGCCTCCATTTTAAGATCATAGAGCCCTCTCAGTTGCCCAATGATCGAATCAACCGGCAGATTAACACTAATTGCCGTGGTCGGAACTAACGAACTCCGATAGTTATAGTAGGCTGAGGCCAATGCCAGCACGGCGGTGTTAAATAAATCAACCACACTGGCATCTTCATAGAAACTATCTAATTCTGTGCCGATCGCCTGCTTGATATAACTTTCAGCCGTATTTAGGTAACCTTTTAGAAGTTCGTCATCAGCATCACCATCTAAGCGTAATGATAATTTCAAATCATCTAGTGTTGGCATTTAGCACTCTCCTTACTAATTATTACTTACCAGGTGTGGTTGCAGAACCTGCTGCAAAGTTCGCTGGTTGGTCAGCAATCGCCGCAAATGAACCAGCAACAAAAGCTTCGGTATCCGTTGGTTCCACATCAAGCCGATCAATCACGCGAACCTTGGTTTGGTCTTTTTCGAAGGCGCCACCGCCAATATTGGTAGTCAATAAGGAAGTGCTTTCTCGGTCAAACAAAGTTACCGCTTGCGACAAATCACCATAGTAAAGTGGATAAGCTGGTGCTGATGCAGTCCCGACATTAGGCAACCACTTGTCAGCTACCTCTACAACCCGCTTGCCGCGGATTAAATACTGATCAGGTTGTGTTGGATCGGGTTGCAATAAGTAACGCCCCATAGCATCCTTAACCTCGGAAAGCACATTGAAACCCGACGTATTTGTCATTAAGAACGACGTAGACTTAATGGCAGGATCAACGGCAGTATTAATCATCGTAATAATGTCATCGAACTTGGACAAGTTGGGCTTTTTAGGTGCGTTGTTCATCGCCGCAATGATTTTAGCATTGCGAGTAACAACAACCTTCTTAGCAATCCATTGAGACAGCCAGGCCAAAATGTTGTCAGCTGTATCCTTTAATAACGAATTAGTGGCAGTAGTAATGCCAGCATACCGATGGATCGTATATTTGACAGTGGATAGCTTAGGATCATCATTATCACCAATGGTGGCTGTTTCATCGTCTAAATCAGCCAACGGGGTAATATCGGTCCACTTTTCGTAAACTCGTGATCCGGTTTGTGTCGTAACAGCTTCCCGATTAACATACTGTTGTAATGAATCGAACTGGCGAACCAGTGTATTAATTGCTGTTTGAATATCTTGAGGAATAGTCAAACCAATTGCGTTGCCAGATTCGTCGGTAGAAGAAGTTACCAAGTTCATAACTTTCGGGTCGCCTTTAATCATACCTTTGAAGTTCTTGATGAACTTAGCTTTAATGTCTTTTTCATTATCATCAAGTGGGGTCTTATTCTTATCATCCATATTGGCAATTTCTTGCGCCTTACGTTCTTCTTCCAGCTGTGTGTGTAAAGCGTCACGACGAGCAACCGCGTTATCCCGTTCTGCAGTCATGTTTTTGAATTCTTCTTGGTTAAATTTATCATCTAAAACGGCAGCATTAAGCTTGCCATTTAGATCTGATACCTTTTGCCCTTGGGCAATCCAGGCATCATGTAACTGATTGATGTTTTTGTTTTTTACGAACATTAGTTGTTCTCCTTTTTGTTTTTACCCATCAAAATAGCCAACTTGCTTTGCATTAGTGCATTAGCAGGTTGGCTTTCTTTAGGTTGTGTAGGTTTAGGTTGTGACTTGGAAATCAGGTTCATAAATTTGTTGATTGCCGATTTGGAAGGAATCTCTGAAACTGAGTTGGTAAATTGAGGTTGTTTATCATCGACAAACATAATCTCGTCAGCAAAGCCTTTATCCACTGCATCTTGTGCCGTCATCCAAGTTTCGTTTGCCATTAATTGCAACACATCATCTGCGGCCATGCCAGTCTTAGCAACATACGCTGAAACAATGGACTGATCAATGCTATCTAGCACATTCGATTCATGCGACAGGTCATCCGCGTTGCCTTGAATTCCTGACCATGCCTTATGGATCATAATCTGAGCCGTTGGTGATATGGAGACTTTGTCCCCAGCCATAGCGATCACGCTCGCAGCGCTGGCAGCTAATCCTTGCACATTAACAGTGACATTTCCCTGATAATTTTTTAACATCGTGTAAATTTCACTAGCAGCGAACACATCGCCACCGTTAGACGCAATGTCAACTTCTACATCGTCATTAGGCCCCGCGCTATCTAGCACATCAGACACGCCGGCTGGTGATACCGCTGGCATACCGAAAAATTGATAGAATGCTGCCGTCTCATTATCGACCACGTCACCTTTAATCATTACCTTCTTCGTTATTTCCACCTCCTTCCGCTGACTGGGTCACAACTTGTTGCGTTGCCGGATTTTTAGCTTCTGGCATATCTGCAGGGAAGTATCCCAATTGTTGCAGTACCCATGTCGCTTGGTTGTTATCAATTGTGCCGTCCTTAGCTAATCCAGATAGTGTCGTAGCAAAGGCATCGCCTAATGGATCAATTGCCGGCCGTAAATTGGCGGTGATAGTCGCGTTCAACTTGTTGTCTAGCTCCGATATAATACATTGCATATAACGGTTTAGCGCGTTGGCGTACATGCCTTTAATCTGGTCAATGCTACTTTGCTGATCGCCTTGACCGTTTAAATAACTATCCGGAATACCAAATACTTTGGCAATCTGCTTGCTGGTCCAATCAGTCTGACTTAGAAGCTTAGTTACATCAGCCTTCATCTCGAGTGGCTTATATTCTTCCAGCTCATCAATTACAACTGGGCCGCCATTTGACTTATTGACCTGCCTCATAAAGTTACGTGATCGACTAGCTTTCATTTTTTCACTCAACAGGCCGCCATGCTGAATAGATAGCACACCAGGCGCGCTTATCGAACGTGCTAAAGCAGCTAAGGTTAAGTCATTGGAAGCGTCCTTAATCTGTAGCTCACTAGTTAGTGCTTCTAAGGGACTGATACCCGTTTGCCCGCCATTAATACCAGTTAAACGAATATGAATCATGTCGCCCTGTGGTACGTATTGCCGTACACCCAATTGGGTTTCATCAAACGTTACGGTATAAGTTAGGCCGCTTCCATCTTCCAACAAGTACGTTTCAACTTGGCTCGGACGCAAGTATTCCCAACGCATATCTAAGCCATTTGGATTACGCCAACGGTACGCAAAACATTCGCCGCCTAGCAGTAGCTGGGCAAACATTGATTGCCAGAACGCATGACCATTGGCCGTGCTGCTGGGATTGTTCAGAATTCCTTGTGCTCGTGGCATATTGGCACTAAGCTGTACCGTCGCTAAATCACCAGATAACTGGCTGACTACCGAATAAATATCGGAATTTTTTAACGCGTCCGTTGCACTGACATAATCACGTTGACCATTGGGGGTTAAGAAATTAACAATGTCGCTATCTTCAACGGGCACACTTTGCACTTGGTTCTTAATCTCAGGTGGTCTGAAAACTGGCATTTTTAATCACCTCCTTTATTCTGGGACGTGCTAATCACTTCTGACAGCCAGCCAATTACAAACAGTGTCACCGCTACTGCCATGACACCCCAAGGCTTGCCAAATAAAAAGGCCCCGTAGTCTGCCACAATTAGGGCACTTACGAAGCATAAAAAGTCGAAATAGTGCCAAATCATGGCAAAAAATCGTTTAAATATCATCAATATCATCTCCTAGCAATCCTGACTCCGGGTTATTAAACCATTCTAAGACCTGTTCCTTAGTCATACGTTCCACTTGCTTATCAGGATTGTTCACGTCTGAAAAGTCTTCAAAGTGATACATGGCTTGGAATAAGGCATCAATCAGCGCATCAACCACATCAATTTTTAGCGTGGCTTTTGCCTTATCAACCTGAATGCCAATCTTATCTTCATAGATTTCTGCATTCAGTAGCGCCTTTTCCATAATTCGATCATCAAGTCGGTCAACTGACCCTTCAACAAACACCTTTTGTAAAAACTTGGTTGGGTCTTTCAGTTCACTGGTTCGTTGACGAATAGCTTCTAGCGGCCAACCAGAATTAAGCTCTAGCTGTTTGATAGCCGGCGTAGCTCCCCAAGCATCATAACCAAAAAAGACCACCTCTAACCGGTGACGATCCACGAAGTTTAGCAGCCACTGATAGACTTGTTCGTCATTAATCAGTCCTTGCGGGTGACTACTGATAGTACAGAAACCTTTTTGAGCTAAATTACGATAATTGATGCCATCTTGTTTTTCTTTGGCTTCAATCGAGCCGGCTTTCTGCCACGGAATAAAACTATGCTGGTAAATAAACCAGCGTGGCTTGCCTGTAGCATCCTGATAGGGGAACACAAATGCCAAAGCAGTATTATCGCTAAACATTGAGTAGTCAAATCCAATGTAGACTTGGCGATCATCGAAACTAAACGATGGCACAATGGATTTTTCAACGTCAGGTAATTTGAGGAAGCTGTCCACTGATTGTTCTAGCCAAAGGTTGAGGTTTTTATTCTGGAAGTCATTAATTGTGCCTGACAACGCGTCAGAATCACGCTTGTCTGTCAGCCCGTTCATTAAAACTTCATATTGGCTTGGTAAATCAAGCAAAGGATTACTTTTTACCCAGGTTTCCGGCTTAAACGTCTCGTCTAAGCTGTCTTGGGCCCAAATCAGGCCTAAGTAAGTATCAGCATCACGTGAGTAATCCTGTTCCATCGCTTGCTGAATCATGCGTTCATCATCATGAAATGGAACTGTGGGATCAGGATAAGCTGTTGAAATCTGAACGAACTGCTTATTACGCACCTTAACTTGACCCGAAACAATTTTAGAAATCTTCTGCCGTGTTTTTACTTCACCAATTTCATCAAAAATAGCAGTTGTAAAGTGAAAACTATCGTACTGGCCCGCTTCATGGCTGATCGCACGTAGCTTGTTATTAGTCTTGCTCATTGTGACTTGATCGGCCTGTGAGGACAGCGTCCGTGTATCTAATCCACTATCTTGAATTAGTGTTTTAAATGGTTCAATCGTTGCAATCTTGGCTAGCATTGACTTAATGTAGCCCAGAATCTTGCTCGTTTGTTTGTAATTAATAGATGAGACTAGGTAATCTTGGTTAGATAGTCCCAGTGATTCAATTAAATAGCTATAAGCGGTGATAATTGCCATAAGATAAGTTTTGCCTTGGCCATTCAACCTCGCGCAACTGAAACAATAGCCCGTGAAAAACGCTTGCCACCGTCATCATTACGCCAGCCAATTAGCATAGCCATAATGAATTTCTGCCACATCATTAGCTTAGTTGGTTCGCCTGTGTCAACATTTGGGCAGATGGAAGCAAATTTAAGTACTTGATCCACTCGTTTTACCGAGTAAGCAAACGGAAATTCAACGCTACCTTGTCGTTGCAAGTCTCTAATGTGGCGAAAAGCCGCTAGCTTAATCAGATAGCCAGTAATCACCTTCTCATCCAGGGCTTCAAAAGCATATTTTGTGCCTGGATCAGTGTATTGCTGGCGAACTTCTGAACAATCTAACGCTTGATAAGCTCCAATAACATCATGGGTTTGGGTTAAATCAATGCGCAAATTAATCACCTCCTTTAACAAGTAGTCTTTTTTTACTATCCCAAAAATTCTTTCATACGATCACTAATACTTCGCTCGTCTTTATGGTCATCTAAGTTTAACTTGAGCAAATCACTACGTGACTTAGGAGATAGTCCCAATTCAGCGCCTAGTTTAGTCAGATTTTTAACCGCTGAATCGTAAATTTGTGTCATAGGATTACGCTTGTATCCCACGAAGTCTCGACCAATTTTTTTACCGGTCTGATCTTGTAACGTTTTATAGATTGCTTGGACTTCACCGTTTTCCTGGATATGTTTATACGCATTGCGGTAAATCTCATATTGGGAAGCATATTGTTCCACAAGACCGCTATCAATGCGCTTAACTGGGGTATTATCCTCTAAAAAAGGCACTAATCGACGCCAAACGACCTTAGCTTGCCGTCCTAAGTAAGCTGGCGGTGTGCGCGTTAATTGACCATTGTTGACGTCTTTATCCGCTTTTTTCATTTTCTCTGCCTCCTTTCATTATTGGGTGACCCCCCCTACCTAAAATATTTCAAAAAACGTTTGTGTCACAAGATGAGGGTATTGTGTGCGCTCTTCTCGGCCGTTAATAAGGGGCGGGGGTGATTTTTATTTGTCTTTCGATACATTACACCTGATTGTTCTATTATCCCTTAGAACGAAAATTACACGTGTTTAAATGGACAGTCAGATAATCAGGTGTGCTATCGGTAAACATAATTTTACAGTCCGAATACCCGGTAGACCGTTTCCACAATCATCACTCCTTATTCATCAATACATTAATGGCACTCACATCAGTAATCTCAGCAACTTGTCTTAACTCGTTGCCTTGGCTTGTGCCATAGTAACTTTGTTCCCAATCCGTCTTCATTCGGTGACACTTACCACATATGACAGCAAGGTTATCAACGTTTGCTTTGAGTGTTTGGTCGTACTCAATAGGAACAATATGATCAACTGTCTTGGCAGCCGTGATGATTCCTTGCACACGACAATACGCGCACAAGTAATGGTCACGTTCTAGGACTTGTTGCCTTAGATGTGACCATTGCCTTGTACGATAGAAGCTGTATTGCTGACGCTTAGTGTCATCACGATTACGTGTGACCGTGTTGTACTTGTGCGTGTAATGCTTATCGTGGCTACGTGCCCAACGTTCACGGCTTGCTAGGTACTCTGCTTCATGCTCGTAGTGTTCACTGCAATAGTGATCTGGTAGTTCCACCATCTGATGGCATCCTGGTTGCCGGCACCTACGTACTCTAGGCATCTTCATCATCCTCAAACATTGCTGTGACGTGTGTATGCTGGAGCCTTACCCCACGTACTCCAGCAACAATTCCTCCCGTCGTGTTCCAACGGCCGTCAGGCTGTGTTTTTTGCCCAAATTAAAAGCCACCTCGGTATGAGGTAGCTTCGTATATTCACTTATATAGATTTGCTTGGCTGGACACGCGGCAAGCCAAGCGTAGAAGGCGTCTGGATTCCACCCGCCATAGTTCACTCCGGTGTTAACGTAAGGCGGATCACAGTAGACAATGTCATCCGGTCGAATGATTAGATCGTGATAATCCAGCGTTGAATATTCCAGTTGTTGCAGTCGTTCCGTTGGTTCCAGTTGTTTCAGTCGTTCGAGTTGTTGTAGTTGCCCCAGTTGCTGGAGGATGTCATAATGACCACTAATGTTCATTTCCTCACGCCGCCACTTGTGAAACATTTTATATTTCCCAGAAATGCTGGTTTCATTTTTTGAATACGAATAAAGGTCATCTAGTTTTGTGCCAGTATTCCCAAAAAAGAGTGCCCGCGTCCGTTGTAGCTTTTCTTTTTCGACTTTCTTTCCCCACAGATAGTCGCGCATGTTATTACCAAACGACCACGCGATTAGAACTAGCGTTCGTTCAATGGAATCAGGCATGTTATCTCGCCAGTTGTAAAACGTTTCGCGATCCATATATACATACTTTATCAGATCAAAATGAGGGCTGTCTTCGATCAATGCTTTGAGCAAATTAACAACGGTTTTCCGTCGGTCATTGTAAATCACTTCGTCCCACTTACCGCTGTTACATGCGTGTAAACTAATACTCCCGCCACCACCAAACACGTCGATGAACCGTCCACCCGATGGCAATAGGTCAATGATCTGCTGCGCCTTTTGGCCTTTGTTGCCAACATACGGCAGGCCACACATCCACTTTTCTGAATTTTTCAATTTGATTTCCTCGTTTTATCATCTTTCAACTGCAAACTAAAAGCGCCATGCTTCTTAGCATGACGTTTGTCTTGTTTGATGGCCTTGTCAGCACGAGCGATCAGCTCCCGTAGGCCTGTGACGTGTGTATGCTGGAGCCTTACCCCACGTACTTCAGCAACAATTCCTCCCGTCGTGTTCCAACGCCCGTCATACTGTGTTTCTTGCCCAAATTAAAAGCCACCTCGGTATGAGGTAGCTTCGTATATTCGCTTATATAGATTTGCTTTGCCGGACAGTTAGCAAGCCATGCGTAGAAGGCGTCTGGATTCCACCCGCCATAGTCCCTGCTGGTGTTAACGTAAGGTGGGTCACAGTAGACAATATCATCTGGTTGAATGATTAAGTCGTGATAATCAAGCGTTGAATATTCCAGTTGTTGCAGTTGTTGCAGTTGTTGCAGTTGTTGCAGTCGTTCCATTTGTTGCAGTTGTTGCAGTTGTTCCAATTGTTGCAGTTGTTGCAGTTGTTCCAATTGTTCCAGTTGTTTCATTAGTTCGATTTCGCTGGCGTGGCTACCACGCGCATTCATCACCTCACGCCGCCACTTGTGATATGCTGTGTATTTCTCAGCAATTGACTGCTTGCTCCTTGTGACGGTGAATAAATTGTCGTACTGTGTGCCAGTGTCACCATAAAACATCGCCCGTGTTGCCAACAACTTGTTGTCTTCAGTTTGGCCACGACCCCACATATAGAAGCGCATGATATTACCAAACGACCATGCAATTAAAACAAGCGTTCGTTCGATGGAATCGGGCATGTTATCTCGCCAGTTGTTGAACGTTTCGCGGGTCATATAGACGTATTTATTTAGGTCAAGGTGTGGCTCATCGGTGAGCAACGTTTTAAGTAGCCCAACCACGGTCTTGCGGCGGTCATTGTAAATCACTTCGTCCCACTTACCGCTGTTACATGCGTGTAAACTAATACTCCCACCACCACCAAACACGTCGATGAACCGTCCACCTGATGGCAATATGTCAATGATTTGCTGTGCCTTTTGGCCTTTGTTGCCAACGTACGGCAGGCCGCGCATCCACTTTTCTGAATTTTTCAATTTGATTTCCTCGTTTTATCATCTTTCAACTGCATATTAAAAGCGCCATGCTTCTCAGCACGACGCTCACGCTTCTTCTTATCAGCCAACCAACGTTCTAAGTCACGATAGCAATGGTTCTCTACTGGGCTAACATAACCATACTCAGTGTGTCGCATGCAGCCACACTCCCAACACGATAATTAATAGCACCATCAGCAGGCCGAATATTAAGTTGTCCCGTTGATAGTTTCTCATTACATCACCTCATTATGAAACCGCACTTTTATACCACTCAGTTATAGATTTCATTTGCTCTGGTGTTGCTGTTAAGAATGCAGACACATCAGCTTCCATATATCTTGGCTTGAACCCATCATAATTTTGGAGTTGTCTAATCGAGATGTACTTGTTAACCCAAATTTCATTAACTTCAATAGTATGGTTGCGCATGACTTTTCTTGCTTTAGGATAGGTTCTATATAACCTTTCGAAATCAAGATGCATCCGATTTTCAGCATCTTTTAAAGTCCCGCACAGCACGACCGTTAGTGTCGTTTTCATCTTTCATTTCCTCCAAACTAAAAGGCCGCCTCGTTAGAGACGACCGTGTATGTGCTTGGTAGGGATTTGCACCCTACATGATGTGTGGTCACATGGGTTGTCGACCCATACCCGTTACTCGCGCCTAACTATGCGTCTACCTATTCCGCCACAAGCACGTGATGGACGCTATAGCCTTGAATGAACGGGAGAGTCCATCTCCTCAGGTTTATTTGCGTCCAATGGACCATGTAGGACTCGAACCTACGACCGAACGGTTATGAGCCGTCTACTCTAGCCAACTGAGCTAAAGGTCCTTAATGCCAATACGTACAACGGGAGTCGAACCCGTATCTTCTTTGCTCTGCCGTTGAGCTATGCACGTGCCTTAACGGTTTTCATCTATGATACTAATTTACACCCAAATTAGGGGCTAAAAGTATCAAAATAATATCACAATAGTATCGAATTAATATCAGAATAGTATCATGATAATCTTGTATTTTTTTCCAATTCAGTATATGCCTAGCATTTTGGCACACTTTTCAATGAATTCCTTTTTCAAAAGAAAAGCGCTGCTTCGGCTGCAATTAACTAGCCCATTAGCAACTATTCCCTCTACACTAAGCCGTGGCCATTTTTTAAAATACAATTCTTTGATTATTACCTGAGTATCCTCGTCAGAATTGGCATAACACTCCTGAACTGCACTCTTTTTCCGTTTCAACATATTTAGTGGCCCATCTTCTTCTAGCTTTATTAATACTGTAGTTACACTATCGCCTATCATAGATGATCTGCCACCACCAACATTATCATCTTCCTGTTTTATTGGGTGGCGCAATTCATCTTCTCTAGCCTTAATTAACTTATCAATCTTAGGATAATCACGTAGAATATCCTCTACCGTTCTAATCGTTGATCGTTTCACCAATCATACCCCCGTTCCATTTGTCAACAGATGCCCATCCTTCTTGGCTGATACTGTCATTACTACCCCACAACCCATCAGCAAACATTTTCGAATATAGTGATACAGTTTCAATGATTCATCTTCCGACAAGTTGAAACTGCTATTCAGCTTGCTCTCAGATATTTTTTGGCAGCAAATGTCCTCACTCATAAGGTATTCGTCTAAGTCATCAGAACACGTTACCTCTAAAACTAGGCTATTATCAATCACTAAATCCATGATCATGCCTCCTAAAATGGCCGTGTAAGCTCGTGTAGCACGTTAGTAATCTCCGCATTGCTCAGCCTACCCAAAGCAATGTAAACTTCCTTAGGCACGTTGTGATCGCTTAATCTGGATTGAAACTCGGCTAGCCCCATCAATACATCGTCTTCTGGCACCAATGATTCCAGATAGCTAAGCAGCATACGTTGGTTACCGTTCATTTCGTCGCGTGTTTTATCCATATGTCCTCCTACATAAACATCGTTAGCTCATGGATAACCTGGTTGCGTTCTTTCGCCGACAGCTTGTTAATCGCGTTGCGTTGGCTGTCGTTCAGCTTGGTAAAGTGATTGCCACACCACACTAACGCCTGTGCCACATCGCCACCATAACTTGCCATGCCTTGCATCACGTATTTGCGATACTCAATCTGTTCGTGTGTCATGTTCTGCCTCCCGTAGCTTTTCTCGCATACAGTGCACCCAATCCTTGTCGCGACCCATAACACTAGCGACTCCTTGGTTGTTAGGACGATTCATATGTTTAACGTTGTATTTTAGCTGAGTTAATTCATCTGGCGTGGCTTGATAATCCAATTCGTCACGTCTTTTCATTCTTCCACGTAATTGCTGTATATATTGCGGTGTCTTGGATCGCTCTTGTGCAATATATACGTTAGTGTATCCGTGGAGAATCAGGTGACGTAGAATCTTGTTTTCTGCTGTGTGCTGTTCCTCAGTTTGACCGCGGATCTCTTTTTTGACATCTTCCGGCCAATTATCTGGATCGTCGCCATAATTGGCATAAGCCGCCCTGATTGCGGCCGCCATTTTCTTGTTTGATGACATAATCTCTATCCCTTTCTCAATAGTCGTTTTGCTTCGTTCCTTAGTTCTTCAAATTCACGTTTACGACGTTCTTTCAAAACTTCATTGCAATTGGGACATGGGCTAGCTGTGACGGTGCTTGCCGTGCAGTGGTGAAAAACGCCAGTGCCATGACACAATGGACATTCACTCATATGTGACGCACCCCTTTCATGCCGTCAAAAATAATTTGCTGTTCCGGGTTGTCTGGATATACGCGATCAATGAACTTGCCTTCATACATCTGTTTTAGCTGCCCTTTGGTGTTGTTGGTTGTAATGATGGTGATACCTTTAGCGGTGTTGTGGTTAAAATCAACTCTAGCGTTAGACACCCGATACATGATGTCTTGCAGATCCTTATGAACCGGTTTAATGTTGCCAGTCATACCGCCTTCCGTGCCGAAATCATCTAGTACCAATACATCAACCTCAATCATTGAACGCGTTATGTTGAGTAGTTTGGAACGGAGTGAAGTGTCGTCATATTTGTCATTGACCATTCTTAGCAGTTCAGCAGTTGATACAAACATGCCACTACGTCCATGGATCATCAGGTGGTCCAACATAGCTAGTGCTAAAGACGTTTTACCAACGCCACGATCACCCATCATAGCCACGTTAAAGTTTTGGTTTTCTAATTGCTTAGCCAACACGAATGCCTTCTTGCCTAATGATTTAGCTAAGTGTGGATTGTCCTGTTTAGCAATATTCCAGTTGCCAAACGAGAATTTGAGCGGTATGTTGCCGGACCAAACCGAGTAGCTATAGTACCGGGCCATTTTGTCCCGTTTCAATTGTTGAGCTGCTTGTTCGGCCGTCTTACGATCTAATTCTTCTTTAGTCGGCAAGTGGTTCAGATCAACATGGTGGGCATTGGCTATCCGCTGAATATATCTCCGGTCAAAAGTAACGTGCTCCATGTTAACCTCCCGTCCAATACTCGCGGCCCTCATGTTTTGGTTCAGTCGATACTTGATACTCATCATCAAATCGGCCATTGAACCATGTAGATCCATCCATAGGGCGATACCAATCTTTATTTTGAGCAATATATTGCTTGTACATTTTTAACTGACTGAAAAGATAATCGTTGGAATGCTTTGCTGACTTTTTACGCCAAGTTTTGTAATGGTTAAACGCTTGCTTCTTCCCCTTTTTGTTGGGATAAGCTGACCAGATTTCTTCAAAGCCAGACTCAATTGAGGAAGGTGCAGCGACAGCTGCACTATTCTTTTTATTACTTGTAGTATTAACTGTAGTATTAATACTTGTAATATTATCTCTCTGATTTTTCGGTATAGGGGTACCCTGATTTTTCGGTATACCCTCCACCGAAATTCTGATATACCTATGCTCAATTTCACGTGTACCCTCTTTATAAATAACGTCTCGTGAAATATGTCCATCGTCTTCTAAAGCTTTGAGCCAAGTTTGAACAGTTGACTTCCCTACTCCATACAAATTGGCGAAGTAGCTATCACTTGCCCAGCAGTAACCCTTTTGATTGCACAAAGCCGTAATCTCTCCATAAAGCAAAGAAGCTTTGCTCGGAAGGTTATTATCATATCTAACGCTTGCAGGAATGATAGCGTAATAATTGGGCTTTTCTGGTTTTCCCATAACAATTCCTCCAAATCACTTTTGTAGCTTGTTAAGCTCACGTTTTAACCACAAGTCATTAACCTCAGCTGGCAAGCCTTGAATATATGCTGCAATCTGACCAGCTCGATGTGCTGATTTAGCGATGGCCACCGGTACACCGTCTACGGAGACAACGTTATTCCAAGCTGCGTTATACTTTTTGACTCGCGTTATTGTCACTTCCATAATTTCCTCTAACTCCAATTTTTCTTAACGTTTCTTCGTCCAATCTGATCCCAGTAACTGGAATGTGATACTTCTCGCCAAACGCTGTCGGCCCGATTTTGTGCCATTCTGTATGGTGCTCACGACACAAACAGTTAACTCGTAGTTGCGTATGGTCAAGATGATTCCGATTGCGGCCAGATCCAACCGTATCAACATGGTTAATATCCGAATGTTCACGGCCACACACCATGCACCGGCGATGCCGGCAACACTGATATTGGTAATACTCTTGCTCTCTCGGTAGCAATTCATAGCCTTGTTTGAACGGTACACGCCACGTAAACATGAAGTCGATAACTAGGTCGAGCAGCACGTTAGCATCGCTCACAGACGATTCTGTGGTGTCTGACAGGCTAATCTCATTACCGTTGGTATACTCACGATATTGGCCATAAAACATTGCCTTCAGGAAGTCTTGTGGCACCACGAAGTAATCGGCAATATCATTCAGCAAAGCAAAGAATAGTCGCCGTTGTTGCGGCCTAGCTTTCCGTGTATCGGCTAGTTCCCAATCCAGGTAAAGTTGGTCACGTGAACCGCTAACGGTCTCGATATGGTCTAAATTTGGCTTTTGGTCAAGCTCAACTAACAAGTATGACTTGCCATTACGTTCAAAGTATTTTGATCGTGACCGCTGCATTTAATCACCTCAAATCAGAATGGTAACGAATCATCGGTAATGTCAACATTGCCATCGTTGTTAGCAAACGGATCACTTGTATTATTTTTCGGCCGGTTGTTTTGATAACTACCGTTACCAGTAGAGTTTTTTGATTCCAAGAACGAGAAGTTTTCAACAATAACTTCTGTGACGTAAACACGTTGGCCTTGCTGATTTTCATAGTTACGTGTTTGAATACGGCCTTCAATGCCGACAAGGGAACCCTTGTGGAAGAAGTTAGCAAAGTTTTCTGCCGGCTTATGCCAAATGACGAAATTAATCCAATCAACCTCACGTTCGCCATTTTTTGTTTGGAACCGTCTACTAACTGCCAAAGTTCCCGAAGCAACAGCTAAACCACTTTCGGTGTATTTTAATTCCACATCTTTTCCAAGCCTACCTGTCAGTGTTACGTTATTAATCATGTTTTCTTTCCCCCTCTGGAGTTGTTAATGCCTTCAATGGAGTCCATCCCCATCTAACTCTTCCGTAAGCAACGTCATATTTAATTTGAAATATCTCGCACCATTCCGAAAAGGTTCGTGTTGCCTGGCCAATTACAACCCATTTACTGTTCGTTTTATTTCTGCTTTGTTCTAGAATCGTTGCCCATCGACAATTTTCAGGGGAGTATCCCTTGTCAACATCAACTCTGTCTATTGTCAATTTATCCGAATATCCATTTTTTACAGACCAAGTCTGAAATTCGATAAAATCGTCCTTCCACTCATCACAAACAGAAATTCCTCTGCCACCATAATTACCAAACGAACTATTGTGTAAGTCTTGGCATCTTGATTTCATTCCCAGCCAAATGGCATAGAGACGTTTATCTTTGTATGCATATTTTTTAAAACGAATTGACGTTGTCTCTTTACGTAGGCAACCACAAGATCTAGTTTTACCAGAAGTTAAATCCGTCGTGCTGACATAGCAGTTATTTCCGCAGTCGCAAATACAGTGCCATTTTCCTTTGGTTTGCTTATTTTTATTTCCTGGAATCCACTCAGTTGCAACAAGTCGTCCGAATCTAATTCCCTGTAATTCTTTTTGTTTCAAGGCATTCACCCCCACTATCGCAACTCAATATCTTTTGTTAGTCGTCCGGTCAAAACTACTCGATTAATCATTAGAATTCCTCTTCTCACTTTGTTTTTTTCAATTGAGCAGTCACTAGGCTGATCAGCTGGTTAGCACCATCATGCGTCAAATCGTTGACCTGGCTAACGTTTAATTTTTCCAGATAACCGTTTCTAACAGCTTCAATTGGGGCGCTTGCTGCCTTACTCATTGCCTCAAACAATCCATTAAGTGTTGTGGTCTGCTGTTTAGTTACAGGCAGGGGTTGACGATTGTTTTGTTGTGTCCCGTTATTTCTATGAGCTGGTTGTTGTGCCGTACGGTTGCTAGGAGCTGCTTTAGTTGCTTGCTGTCCATCGTCATCTTTAGACGCGGATACGCCGAACGCTGCTGATAAGCTATATCGTCGTGCATAAGTTTCAGCAGAACCGAATGCCTGCGCGTCTTTACGCTGTACTGGCATGCTAAGTGGATTGTAAATAATGTACTCGCCACTAGCATCAAACAGCATAGTCGTAATAGATACACCATTAGGATCGCTGGTCGCTTCCTGCGTATAACCTAACGTATCTGGCAGCGCCCTATCTACTGCAGCGGTTAAGTCTTCCAAAGTTACATAGTTCCCATAATGACTTTTTCCATCTTTACTCGGTTGTGCTTTGAGTAAATTCTTACGGAATTGTGCCATACTAGTAGCCAAGTTTTTAATTGATTCGCTTTTTTCCATAACTTCCTCCTACTTAATTCGAATTGACCGTGTCTGTACCAGCTTGGCACCAGGAACCTCTTCACCATCATTGAGCGCCTGTTTAATAGCCGTTTTATTCATTTTCTTTTCTACCTCAGTAAATTCATCGGGAATAAGTTTGTCGTTCGTCACATCAACGCTAACGGGGTTATTTTGAACCCAAATAGACAAGTCAATATCTTTGATTTTGTCCTTGCCTGCTGTTTCCATCGCGTGCTGTAGTGCCAATTTCAACCGACTAATATTGTTGGACAGCGCACGATTTCGTTCTTTGTCGTGTTTAATTTTGTCTGTCAGTTGCTTTTTGTCAGCTACCAGCTGCTTAATAACTTTGCCGTAGTCAATTGCTTTGTCAGCGATGCTATCTTGCAAGCTCTCAATTGTGTCATCGAACAACTGCTGATCTTCTGGTTTGGCACTGCTGGCTAATTCAACGACATTCAATAGATTGCCATCAAGTTCGTATAGATTCATGCTTATTCCTCCTCCAAATTGGGTGACCAGGCAACAAGCTCGTTGCTGATGCTGTATAGCCGATCAATCTCATCATTGCTAAGCCGATCATTCTCGGCCAACAATTGAACTTCTTTGAATAGATCAGATTTAATGTCAGCTAATTCAGCTAAGTTGCTAACAACCACTGCTTTAGGTTGAAAACGGCTGCTTGTGTGTACCTTGACTACGTCCATGAGATCACCTCCGCACTTTTAAAATCTTCCAAGATGGTTGCCAGATGGTCATAGTCCCAATCAATCTGGGTTCCATAATCCTCACCCTCAGCATCTAAAAAGTCGTGCATTGAATCTTCATCGGTTGGCACATATCGGCCTTCTGCTTCCCAATAAGTTTCACCAGAAATCATGGGGTCACCATTGGTATCTTTGACCATGAATCCCGTCTCAGGCTGCGGTTCCAACCGATTCATGTACCGGACAAAATCGAATGTTGCATGATCTGGCACGTTCATCGCCATTGCAACCACCGCCCGTCTGGAGTAGAATTGACGTTATAGAAATAGGATAAATGTAATTTATCTTCGAGTCCTGGGCTGTCCCTTAGGGCTCTTTTTTTGTGCCATAATTTCATTTGCTTTCCTCCATTCCAAAGAAGTCTTTCCAAAATGGTGTCCATCCGCCGGCACGCACCACTGACTTCCGAAGCTGATAACCGGCTGAGGCGATCAATACAATTACTGTTAGCCAGAAGGTTAGAAAGCCAACTAGCAGGTAAACTTCGTACATATATAGCCATTCCTTTCCATTGATACGTTCTTAACCCTATTGATTTACCAAGATCTAAAGCGTTGTATACTTGAGTTATTCCAATTAACCGAGGTGATACTGATGCAATTAGATGAACTGACTAACGATGCAAAATTTCTCTTATCAGTAATGTACAAGCAATATATTAGTGATAGAAAAAGTGGTCATACTAAACGTGAAGCTAAATTTTTTGGCTCAGAAATAAGAATTCATGACACTCTTATGTCCGAGTGGGAACAGGATGATGTTCATGAAACTATTAACGAACTGTCTAGAAATAAGCTGTTAGATGTTATTTATGGAAACGATGAAGCCGCAATTGTTAATTTATCAACTAATGCCATAGTCCTAATGGAACATAAATTTCAAGATAAAGTTGATTCGATATTAAATTACGCAACTAAAATAAAAACATTGATCACTTTTTAGCCATGTACTACCCAGTCTTTAGCAATTAAGTCTTCGTAACTCGGTTCCCACCTTGGGGTGAATTTGTTATCTGCCACAATAATTATTCTTTCTGTAGTATTTGTTGGAATTAACCATATCGGTCGCGGAAACTGTGAACGTCTTGCAATTCCACGACCTGTTTTTTGTGCCATTATTATTGCTTTTCTCAACTTCATGTTGTTTCCTCCTTATGCTGTCTGCTCAACTTTAGGCATGATTCCCTTTGATTCGAGAAAGTCATACAGGAAACGCTGCCCTATTTGCGTCCACTTCATTGTGTTACGAACTTGTTCCAGTCCTTTACTGTCCTTATACGGAAATGGTTCAACGTGCGTGTATCCTAGATTCTGATACTTGGCATACAGCAACCACGTTTTACCTTGCTTGTATTGAATGCCTAATCCGTGCAGCAGCTTGTTAAACTCACGCGTTGAGTAGCCGTAGTTCTTAGCAATTACCGATGTTGTTTCCAACCCTGGATTAGCTAACATCTTGTCGGTGTAGTCTGCTTTAGGCTGCAGCACTGAAATTTTTTCCGCTTGATCAGCAGCCAAACGTAATGCTTCTGGCAGCGTAGCTGGAACTTGGAATTTAACTTGCTGTTCCATCTCGTTGAACGCGTCAATGTACTGGAGCTTGAATTGAAGCGCTTTGTTACCAGTGAACCCCATTGCTAGTAAGGTGAAACCATCACGGTTCAAGTAATATCCGCGTCGGTTTCGACCATAAGAATCGGGTAAATTTGTTTCCAAGAACATCTGCGCAAATTTGCGCACATCTTTCAGGTCGTCAATTGTTCGCAACACATCACGGTGATTCTTGCCAAACTTATCTGCTACCTGCAAGCTGCTAGTAACTGCTTGCTTGTCTTTCATAATTACTAATTCGTTCATATGGATCATTCCTTTCTATGCTGATTGCTTAGGTCGCGTTAATGCGACTTTTTCTGTTAAAAAAATGTCAACTACCTCTTCATTTGTAAGAGGAATAAAACTTTGCATTTTTTTGATTTCGTTAATTGTGAACTTGTTTCCACCATCTTTTAATTTTCTAGATAAAGTGCTCCGGTTAATTCCTAAAGCCATTGACAATGATTCGTGAGTTACATGCCGTTCAACCATCAATCCTTTTAGACGATCAATTTTAATATCTAACATATAGGTAGTCTCTCCTTTCTAGTCGCATTGTTGCGACTCAATGAATAAATTATAATGCTTATCTTTGCAAAAAGCAATAGGGAAATCGCAAAAACGCGACTTTTTGTTGTTGCGTTTTTGCAACAACATGGTATACTAAAACCATCATATTAAGGAGGGGATTGTAAATGAATGTTGGCGAAAGAATGAAAAACATTCGCAAACAAAAAGGCATAAGTGCCGACGTGCTTGCAGAAGCTATTGATGTTTCTAGGTCTACGATATTCAGATATGAAAACGGTGATATAGAAAAACTGCCAATCGAAGTAGTTGCACGTGTTGCAAACGCTTTGCATGTTTCCCTTGCTGAATTAATGGGACTTTCTAACGGTATTTTACCTGAAAAGATAAGTAACATAGTGTCTGAACTAACAGCAGATAGGCAACAAAACGTTTATAATTATGCTGATAAGCAGCTAAAAGAGCAAAAAAACAATGTTGTTCATATACCTAGGACTCAAATTAGGCTTCTAGGAGCTGTATCTGCTGGTACTGGTGAGGAACTGCAAGATGATACAACCGAAGTTGATTACACAGGTATAATTCCTGATTATGATTATGCTTTACAAGTTAACGGTGATTCAATGGAACCGTTATTTACTGATCAGCAAATAATTTTTGTTAAATATGCAGAAGAAGCATTTAACGGACAGATAGTTATTGCTTACGTAGATGGTAAGGCTTATGTAAAGAAATACCATCAAACTGAATACAGTTGCCAACTAGTTAGTTTAAACGACAAATATGATCCGATAGATGTTAGCTATGACAAAAGCTTCAAGATAAAAGGAGTTGTAGTTTTGTAAGTCCCCTACACGGGGACTTCTCTTAGCATTCAAAAAGAACATATGTTTGATTAACCGGGTGGTTGGTCATGGGTCCGAGTCCTGTGTAATCAGTTGATTCACAACTTGAATATGGAGGTTGCTATTATGACAACGTTTGAATTAGAAGAATACTTGGAAGCGAACAGTCAGATTGTCGACAATCTTCGGGATAAATATGCTGCGTTCCTAAACGAACAAAACGCAGACCGCCCCACCAATAAAAAGTGGAGTAGCCTGCGCATTAAAAATGAGACCAGTAGTGCTGTCATCAAATTCATTAGCAATATCCAAGCCAAATTGAGTTCAGCCATGAAGCCCCGTCAGCGAAAATCTTATGATGGCTGGGTTGATTATATGGAACGCAATGAAATCATCGATAGCTTGGAAGAGTCCCTAATGGATCTGGAATTAGAAGACTGAAACACTGTTAAACTTCTAAGTAAAAAAAAGGTAAACCCAGATGGGTTTACCTTTTAATTAGCTGCTTAAGTTTAATTAAGCAATCCAGCCATCACTTGAGGTAGTTGTGTTAGCAGAACCTAGCTTCAACGTAGCAGTGTAGTATGCGTTCAAAGTATCACCGTATACAGCACGTGGGTTGTCTTTTGCAAGGTCAGTAGGAACAGTTAACTTGAATTCGTAATGGTATGCAGTACCATCGATAGTATAGTAAGTCTTGGTTCCTGTTAAAGTAGCTTTTTTCAAGGAATTTTCAACCTTAGTCAAATCAACGTTTGCAGTCTTGTCACCATCGAGAGTTGTGGCATCAAAACCAGATACCGTAACATCCTTAGTGGACAAAGTAGCATTCTTAGCAAGACCATTAACTACAGTAGCAGTAGTTGTATCAACTTTATCAACCTTCAAAGCAACCTTTGAAGTTGCAGTAGCAGTCACATCAACATATACAGTAGTACCATACTGTGCTGAAACAGTATAGCGAGAAGATACGGCATAGTTAGCTGGCTTTGCAGCCTTGATGTAATCAACAAGTGATTGGTTAGCTGTGTTCACAGCCTTAGTACCAACTGGATCCCCAGCCTTTGTGGTTGAAGTAGTTGCGCCATCAACCCAAGTTGCAGTACCAACATTAGCCTTAGTAGAAGCATCACGGTAAACAACATTGACACTGTTATCACTGGTTGCAGCGTTAGCAGCAACAGTTAATGACAAACCACCTAAGTCTTGCTTAGTGTTATCGGTGATAGAAGCATCGAAGCCCTTACCAGCATAGATCCAGCCAGAGATTGAAGAATCCTTGCTATCAGTTACGTGATAGTACAAAGAACCTTCCTTAGTCTTAGTTGCAGCCTTGTCAACCGTGAATGGATCAGTCTTGGAAGCACCGTAAAGGCTAACCTTCTTGGCATGGATATCGGTATTCTTAGGAGCAGTCCAAAGAGTGTTCTTTGAAACATCCTTCAAGTAGTAACCGGTAGTACGTGCTGGAGTAGTAGCAGCAGTCGTAGTTTCAGCAGCTTTGATCCCGGCAGTAAATGTGCCAGCGGTCTTACCTGCGTAAACGTAACCACGGTACTTCTTGTCCATAGTAACGATCTTGTAGTATACGGAACCACGGTTAGTAGTCTTAGTACCGTATGCGTAGAAAGTGTCGCTAGACTTCTTAGAAGCAGCTAACTTAGCAACTGTCTTCTTAGAAGCAACGACCTTGGCACCCTTAACAGTACCTGGCTTTGAGTAAATGGCATTAGTACCAGTTACAGTAACATTTTGACTCTTGTCTGCAAGAGCGGTGTAAGCACCGGCAGTTGCATAGCTCTTAGCACTTGCAGTAGTGGTAGTAACAGCTGAAAGACCAGCTAAACCTAACACTGCAGCGCCTACATAAATAGACTTTGCGAATGATGAACGCATAGATGAAAACCTCCTGTAATTTCTTTATTAGCAAAAAAGTTATGTAAATTATTACAACCATTTCTGCTAATAAGATTATAACATACGACGTCTATTATGCCAAAAGAAAATTTTAAAAAGTTCACAAAAAATTCACATTTGTAAAAAAGTCCATAAAAAAGCCCTTCAACAAGTCAGCGGAAGGGAAGAAATCAAGGATTCATCTATGCAAAAACAATTATAACCTATATGTAGTGAAAAAACAATATCAATGAAATATTTGTAACAAAAAAAGGACGCCCTGCTTGAAGGAGCGTCCAATCTTCAAAGAAGGAAGAATAAAAACCAACTTTAAAGAAATCACTTTAAGTATAATAGCTTATAATTCCAGTAAAGTCAAACTAATTTTTGCCTTTCTAAGGCTAGTTTTTAAATTGACCAGACTAGATTTAATATGTTAATATTCAATTGTTCTTCTATGAGATAGTCTGAACGTGCATAAAATATGGATAGCCTACGACTGGCTATCCATATTTTATTTTTTAATTGCTACAATAATTTATAAATGCTATGATGTAAAAGTTCCAATCCTTCGGAACGTCCTCGTCTTTGGAAAAGCCACTCAAAGTTACCCTCAGCACACAACTTCTTTGGTGGCTTTTTTGATTATTTACATTTTTCTCAAAGTGAACTATCATTTTTAGGATAACAAATAAAGTTTCATCCATTCATTTACAAAAAAGAGGCTTCCAGCATAACACTGGAGACCTCTTTTTTATATACCAATTTTTACTTTACATATTCAGCCTTATCCCAAGTAACCACCATTCGCCCTGATAAAACAACGATCCGTTATTTTTTCCTTGTGAAAATTGACGGTATGGGATTGGTCTAGGTGAAAATCGCCCGAAAACTTAGGAAAGCCACTTTGTGAAGTTAACCGTCCAAACTCCTAGACCATTGCGCCAATCGTGCCTGACACCAGGCCAAAAACTCACGTTCTGAAATCGTTGGGGTTCCCGTCAATAACTTTTTTGTGATCGGCTCCTCACCTAAAACCGTCTCAATTAACCCAACCACTAAATAATCTGTCTGTTTCGTAACCCAATTTTGTGGTTTCGCCCCAAAGACTTTCGCCAAACTAAAAGCTTGATCCCGAGTCATGGTTGTTAAGCGACCGGTAAAAGCAATCTCACAATCTCTTAAATCAAGCATTTTAAATCATCAACTTTCTTGATTCTAATGTTGGTTTTGACTTGACGGGTTACGATTTTCCATTCAGTTTAGAGGGAGTGACGTTTTGAGCGCAGAATTGTTCCCTGGAAACAGCTATTTGGAATAACTGAACCAGAGTACAATTCTACTACTAAAAGTTTCCCCTTAGTTCGTCGGTCGTTAACGCCCGTCGCTTGTCTGTACAATTGCGGTATTGCTACCACCACTCATTATAAACCTACGTTTTCGGTTTAACCTACTAAAAAACGCCCTAGTAGGCGTTGGCAATACGTATTTATGTTTGTTCGATCACCAACTAATCAATGGCACCAAGCTGAAGCTTCGTTTTACCACCCGCGCCGTTAATGGTCGCGCTCACCATTCACCACCCAGCCGTACAGATGACCTTGTTGTGGTATAGCCAGACTTATTGAAGTCGCACTGGCAAACGTGTCCCCTTAGATTTAGACCCCAGCTTGTCCCCTAGGGCTTTAAAAATCGCACCGGCCATGATATAATAGTCAGTAACTTAGATGACTTCTGTGGCGCTCACCAACTCCAATTGGTGGGTGTTTTTTTATGTTCTATTTGATGTCTAAATCATATCTCAATAGCAAGAATAAGTAAAGGCACTTTTTACATAGTTCTATAGAACCACGTAATTTATAATTCTATAAATCTATAGTTCTATAAATCTATAGATGTTCATTTCTATAGTTCTATAAATCTATAGTTCTATAGAGCTGCTATGTCGGCAATATTCGCTATTTATTAGGTCTATAGAACTATAGATCTATAGTTCTATAGATATTCATTTCTATAGTTCTATAGATCTGAAGAAAATGTTCTATAGAATTTTATTTTTTTATGCTATAATTTTTCCCAAAAGGATGTGTCTATGTTGACCACAACTATTACAACCGGTAATTTTAAAGGCGGAGTTGGAAAAACAACTAATGCTGTTATGATTGCTTACACCTTATCCAATAGAGGGAAAAAATCCTTAATAGTAGATCTTGATCCACAAGCTAATGCTACAGACTTGCTGTTTACAACAATGAGCCAAGTGTATGGAACTAAACCTGATTTTAGTGAAACGCTTGAAGTTGCTTTAAAAAAAGGTAGTTTAGAAAATGCAATTGTTCATGTAAATGATAACTTAGATTTACTTCCTTCGGATGATGATTTACAGAACTATGATAAATTTCTGAGCTCTTCGTTTCCTGATGACTACACACAAGATCATTATTTCTCTAAACTATTATCAAAAATTTCAAGTAAATATGATTTTGTAATATTGGACGTTCCCCCACAATTAAACAAATTTACTGATTCCGCTTTGGTTGCAAGTGATTACGTTATTGTTATTTTGCAAACCCAAGAGCGCTCATTGCGAGGGGCAGAAACATACGTTAAGCACTTATTGCAAATCAAAGACGATTACTCTCTCGACATTGATTTGTTAGGCGTTTTACCTGTCTTACAACAAAACGGAAATGATTTAGATTTAGACGTTATCGAAGATGCAACTACAAGCTTCGGTAATGCAAATATGTTTAAACAAAAGGTGCGTCAGATGGCTAGATTAAAACGATTTGATCGCACTGGTATAACAAATAATGCTAGCCATGACATAAACGACAGAAGGGTTCACCATCTTTATGATTTGGTTGTAGATGAATTATTAGAACGTTTAAAATTGATTAGAGGTTAAAAAATGACTGCTAACGATAAAATGGGATTAGGTGCTTTTGGAGAAACTAGAAAGAATAAAACCACACGACCTCAGAAAATTGAGCCACAAAAATTTGAAGAACAACACAGAAGCATGCCAAATGACCAAGTACTAATTAAACCAAAACGTAGATTGACAGCAAAAGATACTCCAAAGTCTGTCCAGGCACAATTAGACACTCATATGGCCATAAAGCAAATAGCTACCATTGAAAATAAGCGAAACTATGAGGTTCTCAACGAAATCGTTGAAAGCTATGTTCAGAATATGCCGAACCAAAGCAAAAAATTAGTAATAGATAGTGTTAGAGCTGTTCAACAAAATATGCGAGATTTTTAAATATCTATAGATCTATAATTCTATAGAACGAAAATTTTGTAGAACTACCAGATTAACGAATATCACTGCGTCCTCAGACGACACGTTCAACTTTTATACGTATACTTGTCCGTTTAAATGAAGCAGAATACACGCAAAAAAGCCACCCACCTCGTAAGAGATGAGTGGCTTTTTGGTTGCGTCAACTTTAAAGGATTAACTTAATCCTAGCACTATTTATTTTTTAATTCACGTACATCGCCTTCAACATTGTCTAAGCGTTCGTTGATAACTTTGTGCTCGCTTCTGCTAGCGATAAAATCTTGACGCAGCGTATTTTGCGAATCGAACAGACGCTCAATCCGCTGGCTACTATCCTTCATACTTTGAGCAATTTCTTGCAGCCGATCCGTGAAGGGCTTCATGACAACCATCAAAGCCGCATAGATACCTGCAACTACAGCTAAAGCCAAGGTGACTAATTCGATCCAACGATCAAAGGTCATTACTTACCACCCGACTTTCTAACCAATTTTACGTAGTCCTTATTAGCTGAAATGTAACCAACGTCAGTCTTAATCCGGTACACCTTACCGTACTTGACGGCCTTACCGTAGATTGTACTGCCCTTGGAGAAGTGAATACGGCGCTTATTAGCCTTGTCTAGATCTGGCTTACCATATACATTAACCTCACTGGTAATCACTTCGTACAGGCCGTTATCAGCCCAGTATGAGGCTTTCTTAGGAGTTACCTTGGTAGCCTTACCTGAAAGCTTACCATCAAAATCACGGCTGCAATCCACCCCATGCCCATTCCAATTATCGGTATTTTGCCAGGCATTGGCGTCGTTTACTCCTGGCCCATAATTATTATAGGCTGCTACCCAGATTGCTTTATCAACTAACTGGGAACGATTAATCCGTCCAGAATTGAACCAGCTACCCGATCCGTACGTAATCACATTCTTGTACCCGTGACTAATCAGATACCGAAGGAATACGTTAAC